GTCGGGTCTTCAGTGAAATACTGAAGGAGGTTCTCAAAGCCTTCGTGCCTGCGTGTACGGTCCGCTTTCGATACAAATCGGAGCGTTTCGTACTCCCATTGGTGCAAGTGACGATTCCATCGATTCCTCGAGTGAATCTCAAGAGCGCCAGTGGTGTGCAGGCCGAAGGACCCAGACCCTATCGGTACGTTCGGGATGAGTTTCCTCAGCCCCGAAGGTATTGGTGATACAATCTCTGCGGCTGCAGCCCTAAACCCCTTTTTAAGGAAGTTATTGGCTGTGTCTACAACGGATTGTAGGGTACTGGGCGCGGACTCTGCGTAAAACCTCTTAACCTTAATGGGAGTGACATCATCCCCATTGTAGGCGTCAACGCCACATGACTCGCGGAAGTTTCCTTCCACGAAAGTCTTGGAATCGTTGACTTTGAGGTACAGGAGCTTCATGAGGCTCCTGACGCGCGGCATCCACTCTACGGGGACAATCAAGTCGTCTCCGTAGACACGGACCCTCCGGGCCAGTTGGCGCCATCTACTATCTGGAAGTCCTTCGGTCTCAAGACCGGCGGACACGCAGAGAATATAGAAGACGATAGACTGGATCGGAAAGGTTAGGGCAGAACCCATCGACGCGAATTTCCGAAGTTCATGAACTTTTGGAGATTTCTTGTCGATGTCGTTGACGATGTATCTCGTCCTAACGGCGGTAAACGCACGCATCAGGGAAAAATTTCCCCGAAACAAGCGTTCTACCAGCCAGGTCGAGAGACGGTCGCTTGCGGAGGACAAGTCCACCGTAGCATACTCTTTCGTCTTCGAAGCCTCAAGGGCCGCGGTCCCGGATAAGTCTTGACGTTTGAAGTCAATGCTCTTCCCGAGACACGTCCTCCTGATAGAAACAGTCAGGAAAGTGGCGACTGCCTGCTGACACCATTGATGAGCAGTAGGCTCCGAGGCGATGAGCCTGGGAGCCTTCTGCGTCTTTGGTACAGCACAAAGCTTACTGGCGGGCTCTTCAGAACGAAGAGTCTCCAGATAGGCCCTGCTACCAGAGTATGGCCCCCATTCGGAGTTCGCGAGAGCGAACTCTTCAGGGGGGAATACCGAAGCTAGTCTAGGACCCCAGTTAGGAAAGGCATACTTATATGCCAGTCCGGTTCTGAGATCTGAAACTGCCCCAGGTCCATGCTTGAAATAGGCTGACTGGGGAAGGAATTCTCCCAGCAGACTAGAAACCCGGTCCCCAATTCTTTGGGTACGGGCCAGCAGGTCTCGGTTGCCGGTTCCACCGGCTCCGAGTATGCTACAAAGCGTAGGATGATCAAGAAGAGACCAACCACGCAGAGTAGCACAATCGTACTCTCCGTCTCTCCAGATTTGGGAAGACGGCGGAAGTGACGAGTCAACATCGTAGTACTCCTGTACGGTTTTGAAAACCACATCAGGAGCACAATCAAGCTCGATCTTTTTGCCGAGGTTGCAAAGCATCCTAAGCATTTCTAGATCGCGCGAGACGATGTCCTGCCTCAAGCTTCCATCGGTATGCACAATGCGTTTCCATAGTCCCTGGAAGAGTCTAGGGATGCTGGATCTCCCATTAATGGGCCTTGTCAAAGGCTCACCATGGGTGACGAGAACGCCTGTCTCGAGACAAGAAGTCAATATCTTGTCCAGATCAGGGAGGAGTAAGGTAAAGACCTTCTCCCCCGAGTGCGCACAGAGGGACTCGAGACGTGAAAAATCACGCTCAAATCCATGACGGAGTGTGGGATGTTCACAAGAACAGTCTTCTAAGACTGCCTTGCAGAGTCCTAAGAGTCGGTCTACTAGGCCTTTAGACAAAAACAACTCCTAAGTTGTTATGTCCCTAGGGCTTTTCGGGACTCGGACGCCTGGGCTATTTGGAACCCAGGTCGGTGCTCTCTGACGGCATAAACTAGGCTGTTAGCCTAGTTCTGCCAAGTCAGAAGATCGGCCTGGACGGTGCCGCCATCGACATAGTCGATGAAAGCGCCCGTCAAGTAGCCGGCCGGAGTGAGATCGTCCGTATCGTAGACCCTGAAGGTCGACGATGCGATACGCGTCCACTCAGGCGCAGACGAAGTAGCGAAGACCCGATGGGTCAGTTCGATGTTGTGACGATCGAACCGGCGACCATCAGCCTGCGGGGCTTCCTTCGAGTGTCGGATCTTCATCCGGTACTCGTCGGTGGCCGAACGCAGGTAGTATTCGCTACCATAATTGTCCGAGTTGATGCGGTTAAGCACCTTTGCAACCGCATTCACGGTCACAGTAAGAGTGGCTCCGAAAGCCATAAGACAGACTCCATTGTCATGACGCCTTATCTCTGTCCTAGAGATTGGGCAATCGACGACAATGTCACCAATTGCCCTCCCGACAGGAAGGGCACCGTTGCGGAAAGACCCGCCGTACCTAATGCCCTGAGCTTCTGCTCATAGACATAGTAGCCCGGGCTGGCTCTGACGTTAGCCGGAGACGACACTGTTACCCTTTGGGAATAGTGCGTACCAGCATACGTCATCACGCAGCCGATTTGGGCGATTGCTCCTACTCCATTCCGTTGACTATCCAAATAGTCACCGAGGTTGAAGAAGTAATCGCTAAACCAGCTCCAGGGAAGGAGATTCCAAAGCGAGGCAGTCATGCCTTGAGCTGAGAAATCCCACCCATGCACGATCTGTCGTGCAAGTTGCTTTAGATCGCCCTGTGTCCCTTTGAAGGGGACAGAAGGTATCCATTGCACCGACCCCCAACGATGCCACTGCGTTACCCAATCGACGGAACCGCCGATTGAGACGCTGTAAGCGGATTGGAAGGTCGTGGGACTGGAAC